CGTTAGATACCGCTGCATTAATGTTCGATGCGTTAGAAACTGCACTATTAATATTGCTTTGGTTGTTTGCTACAGCAGTAATGTTGGAATTGTTTCCAGCTACGGCATCAATATTAGTTTTGTTTGAGTTAACTGCGTTTATGTTTGTAGCGTTAGCTTGAACTGCATTGATATTGGTCGCGTTGCCAGCTACAGCACTAATATTTGAGTTATTACCAGCTACTGCGTCAATATTTGTCTTATTATTAGCTACGGCTACTACGTTTGCACTTATATCAGATACCGTTTTGATTGGATCATCCTTCACAGTTATGGTGTTACCCATATTGCTGTGGTTTGTACAGTAATACTGGAAGTTAGATGGCTGACTTTCTGGAATCTTGATAGATACCTTAGCTCCAGCAGAACCCTGTGTACCAGTAACAACTACGTTAGTTGAGTACTGTGAACTACCAGCGTAGAAACGTAATGGATGAGAACCAAGAGTATTAGAACTTAAGTCGAATGTATAAGTCCAACCTTTGTATAGAGTTAAAGCGGGTGCTTCTACTCCGTCAATGTAAAACTTACCTCCAGAAGCAGTAACAGCAAATGTTATCTCGTCTTCTATAGTATCTGCGACTATATCTAGTGATCCATTTGAACTACCTGTAGTTACTGCGTCAGTTATTAGACCTAAATCTTCAGAGTATGTGATAGCTCCAGAAACAATAGCTACATCATCAAGAACTGACTGAGCTGGAGTAATGATTGACCATACACTTCCTGTATAAACACGAAGGTTATCGTTACCAGTATCAAACCATAAGTCACCTTCTTGTAGAGATGTACCATCCGCTCTCTGTGTAGGAGCATTGGCAGATATTATGTAAATATCAGAGAAGTTATTGATGTCTGCTACGTTTGTAGCTGCTGTTGAAATAGCACTCGCTATGCTTGCAACCGTAGTTACCTCAGTAGCTTTAGGTATTAACCTGTGAAAAGTGTATGTATTAAGTGTTGAGGTTGATTCAACTAATATTCCGAAGCCTTGAGGTAGTACTGAGGGTCCTCCAGTAAGAGTTACGGTACTATTTCCTACTGTTCCGTTGGAGATAGTAACTGTTGTGCCGCTTGGAGTGTAAGAAGCACTCAATGTGGCGATACTCATTATTGCTGCTTGCCCAGTTGCACCCTGTGGGTTTGTATTTGGGAAGCTTTTTTCGTTAGCAATCGTGGTAAATCCACCAACATCATCAACAAGGTCAATAATTCTTGCGTTAATAGCTGCTGTTGTAGCTACAAATGCGTCTGAGTTAGACCAAGTTTGTCCACTAGCTATGGTTTCACTAGAATCCTGTCTTAAAAACTTAGCTTCAGCTTCAGTTTCTGTGTAATATCTACTATCTAATGCACCATTAAGAAGCTCAGTCTCTGTGAAGTACAGGTTATTGAGCTGTCCGTTGTTTAATTCAGTCTCTGTGTAATATAAATTGTTTAATTGCCCGTTATTTAGTTCAGCTTCGGTGTAGTAAAGAGTATTTAACTGACCACCATTAAGTTCAACTTCCGTATAGTACCTATTATCGAGAGTTCCTGTTGCTATATCTGCACTAACAATAGTCCCATTAACTATGTTGGCACTTGCCACAGTGATGTCTGTGGGCAATCCTCCTCCACCTAATTTGGTCAAAGGTACGGAATCGTTCTTTAATTTTGTTCCTAAAATATCGGCACTACTATTTATATCAGCATCTACGATAGTCCCATCAACGATATTAGCTGATGCGACTGTTATATCAGTCGGTAATGCACCACTACCAAGCTTATCTAAGGTAACACTATCGTTTAATAACTTAGATCCTTGTATATTTGCAGCCGCATTGATGTCAGCATTGA